AATTCTGTGAGCCATTGATTATAGCTCTTTACTTGCTGATTGTTTTAACAACGGCTAGCGGTCGCCATAAACTAGGCTGGTTTGATGCCGCCTTTCTTATTGCCTATACATTTGTTGTTCGAAAAATATAATGAAACGCTCAACACTCAAACGCAAGACCCCGCTACGCCGAGTGTCCAAGAAGAGGAAGTTGCAGAACGATGTGTACAAGGAAGTAAGGGAAAAGTTCTTAACTCTCAACCCTCTCTGCCAAGTATGCTCAAGCGTAGCCAGCCAAGTTCATCATAGGCGGGGGAGATTCGGGGACAGGCTCAATGAGTCGGAGTTCTTCTTGGCGGTGTGCTTTGATTGCCATCATAAGATTCATATGAACCCGGCGTGGGCATACGCAAAAGATTATATGGTTAAGAGATGAACCCGCTTGCGGAAATCAACGGATTTACTAGGGATTTATTCAAGCCGAGGGAGCATCTTTCAATTCCAGAATGGGCAGAGAAGAATCTCACTCTTTCGGCAAGAGTTACGAACATACCGGGTGCGTACTCGACGAACTTAACGCCCTATGTCCGAGAACCCCTCGAGGCCTTCGGGGATGATTCGGTTCGGCGGGTGTGCCTAGTTTGGGGAGCGCAGACATCCAAGACTACAACGATTCTCGCTGGCCTAGCCTATCGACTAGCCGAGCGGCCTTGTCCCGCCTTGTGGGTGATGCCCTCGGAGGCTCTTGCTAGATCGTTCTCAGAAACTAGATGGCTACCAATGATCGATGATTGCCCAGCCCTTGCCAAAGAAAAGCCCGACAACACGGACAAGATCAAGATTCTCGAACAGCATTTCCGAAAGATGAGCCTTTGGTTTGTTGGAAGTAACAGCCCCGCCAATCTTGCCTCTAGGTCTGTTTCCCTTTTGATGCTCGATGAGGTGGACAAATATCCAGAGGCAGGGTCGAGCAAAACAGAGGCGGGAGCGTTGCAACTTGCGGAGGCCAGAGTTAGCACCTACCCGAACCATCTAATCATAACCACTAGCACCCCGACTACGGCAGATAGTACGATTTGGAGCGAATGGCTAAAAGGGGATATGCGCTTCTTCTTTGTGCCTTGTCCATACTGCGGATTAAAACAGAAACTTATTTGGGGACAAGTGAAGTGGGATGATAAGGCAAAACTAGAGGATAGCGTCTATGACTTCGCCCTAGTAAAATCGTCAGCCTTTTATGAGTGCGAGGGATGCAAGAAGCCAATCACCGATGGACAAAAAACCGCTATGCTACGAGGGGGAGAGTGGAGGGCAACCAACCCTAACGGCGAACCAGCTAGACGCTCGTATCACCTCAATGGCCTATACGCTCCGTGGGTGACTTTCGGGAGCTTGGCAGTTAAATTTTTGCAAGATAAGTATGCGGGAATCGTAGGGCTACAAGATTTCATCAATCGAGTCTTGGCCGAGCCTTGGCTAGAACACGAGCAGGAACGAATCGAGATCAAGGCGGGAGGCTACAAGATGGGCGAAGTTAGGGAGGGAGAGAAGTGCGTGATGTCCGTCGATGTGCAAGAGTCTGGTGGCTTTCACACTTGGGTACTGGTTCGAGCCTATAACGATGAAGGCAAGTCTCGGATGGTATGGGCTGGCCGCCTTGAGACTTGGGGAGACATCGAGGCAAAGGCAGACGAGTTTAAGGTACAGCCCAAAATGGTCTTTATTGATTCGGGCGATCAGACGAGGGAGGTATACTATCAATGTTGCTTGCACGGATGGATTGCCTTGGTTGGTTCAGATCGCTCCTCGTTCTCCGAGATTGTGGGAGAGCAGAAAGTGACTCGACCCTTTGCCAGAATCTCTAATGGAGACCCCCTCTCGGGTAAGGCGAGTCAATCTAGGGCGGGATGGAAGTGGAGACTATGCCCTGTTTGGCGGTGGTCTAATCCTAGTATAAAAGACATATTCTCGAATCTCCTCCACGCTGACGGATTCGTGGCCGATGATGCCCCCGAAGTTTGGCACACCCATATTAGGGCAGAGGTGAAGGTAGCGGTGAAGAACCCCCTCAACGGCAGAACTAGGATGGTGTGGAAGCAAATCGGAAAGCAGAACCACTTACTCGATTGCGAGTGCATGAACATCGTGGGGGCTGGGCTTTACAAGCTACTGCGGATTTCACCCGCAAGTTTGACAGAGGAGGAAATCAATGGCGAGGGGTGACTTTATTGGGCTACCCCTAGCCACCCTTACTTCTCTTCGTGATAAATATATCACTTGTCTGGAAGCTATTGCGGTGGCGGGTAGCTCGTATTCGATAGCGGGACGCTCTTTCTCTAGGGCGAACCTCGGGGAAGTTTCGTCCACCATCGCCGAGTTAACGCTTGCCATTGATTCGATAAATGGCACAAGAGTACGAACAACCTACGCCAACTTCTCGTGAAAAAAGCCCAACTCAATTTAATAGATAAAGCCGTTGCCTTTCTAAACCCGCAAGGGGCAGTTAATCGAATCATTGCACGGCAGAAACTCGTCAACTTCTCCTATGATGCGGTAAAGTATTCAAGGGAACGCAAGGGGCCGAGTGCTCTTTCTGGTGCGGAAGATTACCATTCCAATTATGACCGAGTAGAGTTGATGAAAAGGGCAAGGGACTTGGCAGAGAATGTTGGGCTAGTTCGCTCCATCTTAATGAAGTTCGCCAGCCACACCGCCGCAAACATTTCCTACCAAGCCCGAACCGAGAACCCCGAAGTCAATACTGAGGTCGAGGCGTATTGGGCAGAGTGGTGGGACAAGTGCGACATCTCCACAAGGCATACTGGTTCAACGATGATGCAAGTGGCGATGATGTCGATGCTACGAGATGGTGATTTTCTTTTTGTTTTAGTTCGAGACAAGGACGGCAACTTAAAAATCCAAGGCATCGAGGCAGATAGACTGGGAGACCCATTCAAGGTCTATACCAGCCTAGACTTGATTGGTGGAATCCATATTGATCGAGATACCGGCTCGCCTACTGCCTACGACATCTACAACCGAAGCATTGGGGATTTCTATACCTACCAAGCAACCATCTCGTCTAGCCAAGCCTTTCACTTGTTCGACCCTCTCCGCATCGACCAATACAGGGGAATCTCTGCTTTTCATACTGCAATCAATGATGCAACAGATATTCACGATATCGTGAACTTCGAGAAGCTAGCCGCCAAAGTTGCCTCTTCTCAATCAGCAGTTGTTCGCAGAAATAACAACAATGCGTCCGATCTATCCTCGCTGACAAACGATGAGAACATCAATGGTGATACTATCAAGTTAGAAGCTATTGAGTCTGGTAAAATCTCCTACCTAGAGCCGGGTGAAGATATTGTATTCCCAGATGGCCCAAGCCGTCCCTCTGGTGCTTTTGCTGAGTTTCACAAGATTCTACTACGCAACATTTGCTTGGGCGTGGGCATCCCTTACAGCTTCGCCGTAGACCCTTCCGCTATGTCTGGCCCAACCGCCCGACTAGAAATGCAACAAGCGGGGCGAACTTTCCGCAGATACCAGAAGCTCCTAGACGATAAAGTGCTTCGCCCAATTAAGAACATTGTAATCGCCGATGCGGTTGCTAGGGGATTGATCGAGAACAACTCTGGAAGCAGAACGACCAAGGGCATCTTCAATTTCGGGGCGAATGTCTCTATTGATCTAGGCAGAGAATCAGCCTCGGCCATCTCTGAGTTCAAGACAGGACTCCGAACCGCCGCCGACATCTACGCCGAGCGTGGCCAAGACTTCGAGAGCGCAATGAGGCAGAGGGCGATTGAGGCCAAGCTGATCAAGGACTTGTCTGGGGAATACGAAGTTTCAGCCGACACCATTTCAGATATTGCGATGCAGGGACTTCAGCGGGAAAGCCAAGCGCAGACAACACAAAAGCCAACCGACCAGCCCCAAGGTCAAGAAGGCGATGCGGATATGCTTGGTGGTGCTTCGCTCAACGGAGCGCAAGTCTCATCGCTTATCAACATCATCAACGCCGTGGCTATTGGTGCGGTTTCCAAAGAGGGTGCAATTTCTATCATCACGGCGGCTTTCCCAACCATCAGCCAAGACCAAGCAAGGGCAATCATCGCAGGGGTCAATATCGGAGTCACCATCCCCACGACCAAGGAAGAGAAACAACAGATTGCGAAAGACGAAGAGGGCGATGCTTCGGGAGGCTCGACACCCCCAGCCCCAGAACCTACCATGCCCCCGACCACCCCCACGGCAACCGCACAAAAAAAAAGTAGCTTAGAGATTTTAGAAAGCCTAGACCCCGCATCAATCAAAATGTTGATTGAGGGGATGATGGGCGGGATTGAGTTGGCAAAGTACGATGGGATTGATTTTACACCCCCGCAAGGAGCTAGGGATGCCGCTAAAAGAGCCTTGGAAGTGCGGGAGACCAAACCACCCAGTCAGCGAGGGATGACCCCCGTAGGGCTTGCTAGGGCTAGAGACTTGCAAAATGGGGTGAAGATGTCCCCCGACACCATCAAAAGAATGAAAGCCTTTTTCGATAGGCACGAAGTGGACAAGAAAGGCTCGACCTTTGGGGAGCAGGGGAAAGGCTGGCAAGCGTGGAATGGTTGGGGTGGGGATGCTGGATATTCGTGGGCAAAGAAGATCGTGGGACAGATGGATGCGAGGGACAACAAGGAACTAGCCCGACCAGTAAGCCAAACCCCCGCCCCTCCCAAGGAACGAATCAAAGGCTCAAAGGAGAACCCCGAAGGCACGGCAAGCACCCGGAGCAAGGCTGGGGATATTGAGATTTCAGAACAGAACGAGGAAGCCTTGAAGAATAAGATTGCCGAGTTTAAGGACAAGCACCCATCAAGGAACGCTCCTAGCCTTGGGGCATTGAAGAAAGTATTCCGAAGGGGAGCAGGGGCGTTCTCCACTAGCTTTCGACCCACTATCAGCGGGGGCAAGCCCAACTCTAGGAACGCTTGGGCGATGGCTAGGGTGAACAAGTTCTTGAAGATGGCTGGCGGTGGAGAAGTCAAGAAGTCATATCGGG